GGGTGCGTGAGCGTACTGTTAACGGTGCGATTGATAGTGCTGGTGCGGTATCCGCAGACGGAACGCTAACCAGAACGGTTGTAGGCTCGATTTCAGGCGTGGCAAGTGTGGTGTCAGACGCTACACGGACAAGAACCGTTGTCGGAGACATATCCTCCGCAGAGTTTGTGAACGCCTCTGCTAACACCATTGTAAGCCCCTCTGCGACGATTACTGCGGTGGGAAGTGCCACGGCACTAGCCACGAGATTGCGGACGGTTGTAGGCGATATTACGGCCTCTGGGACGGCTTCTGCGGACGCAGTAAGGCTCAGAATAGTAGATGGCGCGATTACGGCAGAGGGATTCCTAACCGCTACCGCCGGTTTCGAGGTGGGCGCACAGGCAAATGTTTCCGCAGTAGGCACGCTAACCGCGCTTGCGGGGATTATTTACACAGTTTCAGGGCAGGTGGCGAGCAACGGACAGCTTACCTGCACGCTTTACAAGTTTGGCGAGGAGTGGGTTTTAGTCCCTGACCAGCCAAACACATGGACTGCGGCTAATTTCCAAAGCGACACATGGACACAGGCATCGACCAGTTCGGATACATGGACACCTATTTCTGCCCAAAACGACGTTTGGACACAACAATCTTCGGGAAGTAACACATGGCAATAACAAGAGTTACCTTTGGAGAGTGGCTACCTGACCAGCCAGGGGTTATCGGTGCGCTGACCACGGCTAGAAACTGCTATCCCAAGGCTGTTGGGTACGGCCCGTTTCCGCAGGAAGTGGACTACTCAGACGACGCTCCACAGGCTCTTACGGCTGCGGCTGCCGCCAAGGACACCAACAGTATTACAAGTATCTACGCCGCCGGTACGACTCGGCTATTTAAGCTGGACACCTCAGACTTCTCGTGGGACGACATTTCTGCGACCACATACTCTGGGACAAGCGGGTGGAAGTTTACGCAGTTTGGGAACTCCCTGATTGCGGCTAACGAGTCCAATACCATGCAGTACATAGACGTTATGTCGGGGACTACCTTTGCAAACATAGCGGTAGACGCTCCCAAGGCCAAGTTCGTGACCGTGGTGCGGGACTTTGTGGTATCTGGCTACCAGACAGCAAACAAAAGTCGTATCCAATGGTCGGGCATTAACAACGAGAAAACGTGGACTACCTCTGCCACAACACAGGCTGACTTTCAGGACGTTCCTGACGGCGGTTTTGTGCAGGGTGTCACGGGTGGCGAGTTCGGGCTAGTCCTGCTAGAGCGCAGTATCGTGCGGATGTCCTACGTTGGAACCCCGCTGATATTCCAGTTCGACAACATCGCTAGGAATCGTGGGTGCTTTGAGCCAAACTCGGTCATCCAATGGCAGGGCATTACCTATTTCTTGGGCGACGACGGGTTCTACGCTTGCGACGGTCAGAACCTAAAGAACATAGGCGCGGAGAAGGTCAATCGGTACTTCTTTAACTCGCTAAAAGAGTCAGATTTGGGGAACATGAGCGCAGCCATCGACCCTATTAACAACTTAGTGGTCTGGGGCTACCCAAGTGTGGATACGGACTACCGTGTATTGATTTACCACATCGCTACCGGAAAGTGGTCTTACTCAGATTCGTCGGCAACCCGTGTTGCGCCGGTTTCTACCCCGTCTATCACCTTAGAAGGGCTAGACGCTTTCTCGGCAAGCATAGATGCGCTTGGGGTTTCGCTAGATAGCCGTAACTGGCTAGGCGGCAAGCTGCTTTTGCTAGGCATCAAGGGTTCAAAGTTAATCACCTTCACGGGTGCGGCTAAGACCGCAACGATTGAGACTTCGGACATTGAGTCGCCAGCCAATCAGTCTATGGTTACGATGATTAAGCCAATCGTAGACAACGGGACGGGTAGTGCTTCTGTGGCTTCTAGGCTACAACTGAACCAGACCGTGTCCTTCCCTTCGGTTACGGCAGCCAATAGCGAGAACCGCATAGGCACTAGGTCTTACGGCAGATATCACAGGGTCAAACTAGAGCCGTCAGGGGATTGGACGACAGCTATCGGAATGGACGTAGATATTCAATCGGCAGGGACTAGATAATGTTTCGTGTTCTACCGTACCAAGGTGGAGACCCACGGCAGATTTCCGAGGTGGTCAACAACCTGATGAACGGCAAGTCCAATAATACGGGGACGATTACGCTTGCCACGGGTAATGCTACGACGACCACCCTGATAGACGAACGAATTTCCGTAGATACAAAAATTGTCCTGATTCCGTTCTCGGATGCGGCAGAAGCGGACTCTGCACCTTACGGTGCGTTTCAGGATACGACAGACCAGGTGGCGGCTAATACGACCACGGCGTATGCCATGACCCTTAACACCACGGATTACTCGAACGGTGTGTATTTATCTAACAGTTCCCGAATGAACGTGCGGAACTACGGGATTTATAACCTGCAATTTAGTGTCCAATTAGTCAATACGGACAGCCAGATTCACGACATTGATATATGGTTCCGCAAGAACGGTACGAATATCGCTGGCTCTAACAGCCGGTACTCAGTCCCAAACAGCCACGGCGGTGTAGATGGACACATTATTGCGGCGTTGAATTACTTTATAGAACTGAACCCCAATGACTACATGGAAATCATGTGGGCAACGGATAACACCGCAGTCAGTATTCAGCAGTTGCCGACTAGGACTAGTCCAGATACACCGGCAACCCCGTCGGTCATCGCTACCATGCAGTATGTCGCACCGTCAGCTTACTCAAACATTTACGTTTCTGCCCAACAGCAGGGACAGGCAACAATTACGCATTTTTCTAACGCTACGTCGAACAAGACTTATGCTTACATTTTGGTTGGATAATCTTTATAATAGGTGATATATGGCAGAACAAGTCACAACCTCGCAAATTGACCCCGCGTTAAGACCGTTTCTTACACAGGGATTAGAACGCGCCAGAGAGTTATTCCTGACAGGGCCACAGCCCACGTTCTTCCCAGGCCAAACCTATATCTCCCCATCCGAGGCTACGACGGAGGCTATCGCCCAACAAGAGGCTCTAGCCCGCGCCCAATCCCCATCTCTACAAGCAGCACAGCAAGCCTACCAAGCATCTCTGGGGCAAATTGGACAGACAGCCGCAGGCGGCTTCTTACAGGGTTCGCCCTACCAACAGGCGATGCTCCAAGCCGCTACCCGCCCACTTACCCAACAGTTCGGCGAGCAGGTATTACCTGGCGTTGCAAGCCTTTATTCACGCGCTGGACGCTACGGGTCAGGCGCAATGGAACGCGCCCTTGGAGGGGCTACAGAAGCCTACGGGAGGGCTTTAGGAGACGTTTCTGCCAACATCGTTGGGCAAGACTATGCCCGTGAGCGCGGATTGCAACAACAGGCTCAGATGGGCCAAGCGGCGCTAGCGCAACTTGCACCCTCTATCTACCAACAACAGTTCTTGCCAAGCCAAACCCTCGCACAAGTTGGTGCAGCGCGGGAAGCAATCGCCGCCCAGCCCCTACAAGAGCAGATGGCTAGGTTCCAGTTCGGACAACAGCAGCCGATTCAGTCGCTTATGTCCTACCTGTCCTCGGTCTACGGGACACCGCTTGCTAGTTACGGTCAGCAGACCACGCAGTTGCCAGAGAACAAGTTTATGGGCGGTTTAGCGGGTGCTGGATTGGGATACCTTGGCGGCTCATTTCTCGGTGGGACTCCACTTACCTCGCCAGGGCAGGCAGCAGGACTTGGTGCACTAGGTGGCGGGTTGCTCGGCTACTTCCTATGACACTACGGGTATTACAACCCGAAGAATTAAGACACTACTGGCCCGAAATTGAATACGGGCTAACAGAAGTATTACGCAAGACTCCAAGCGCAAAGTGGATTCCAGAAGATGTTTATGCGGCAATCCTCTACAAGAAGGCGGTCTGCGTTATGGGGATGGTAAACGAAGATTTGCATGGATTCTTTGTAGGAAAGCCGCACGAGAACGGCATATTTGTGTGGGCGGTATATTCCGAAGGCAACCTAGACGAAGGTGTGATGCACCTAGTCAACTACGCCAAGGCAACTA